GTTGGCGAGTGGCGCAGGGACGACGACGGCGCCCTCGTTCGGCGCAAGGGCGAACTGGTGCTGGACGTGCAGACCGTGCGCCGGGCCAGCCGGGTCGATGGCCTGGTCAACCTCTATCGGGCGGGCGTGATCGACGACGACGACAAGCGGGACGCCGCCGCCTTCCGCGTTCTGTGGGGGCGGGCCGTGCCGCCGATGGCCGTCAGCGACACGGCTCCGCGGTCGGGCGGCGGAAGCGACCCGGACGGGATGCTGCGCAAGGTCGTGGTCTCGGGTAGCGCGGGCGCGGTCGTGACCGAGATCGGGCGCAGGATCTCGGAACGGACCGGCGATGGTCGGGCTTTCGAGGTGCTGTGCGCCGTCGCCGGCAGGGGCGCGACCATCCGTTCGCTGGGTGATGGTGGCGACGTGAAGGCGTCCAATCGAGAGCGCCTGCTGCTGGCTCTGGAAGCGGTAAGCGAAGTTCTTGCGGAACCGAAGTGGAAAGGGCTTGCCAACAAGGCCCGGTAAGTCCTATGGACTCGCATCGCTGAGAAATGCGCCTTGAGCCCGCCCTGACCCGGTCAGCGGCGGGCTTACCGCATCTAAGGGGGTGTGATGGCCGGACGGCTCCGCTCTCCAGCCCAGCGCCTCGCCTATTCGACCGGCAAGACCCAGTTCGCCCGTCCGGCTGTCGCCTCGGGTCCGCTGCCTTCACAGTCGTCGGCGCCGTGGCGTGGCTGGTATAAGACCGCACGCTGGAAGCATCTGCGCGCCAAGGTTCTGCTGCGCGACGGCTACACATGCCAATGGCCAGGGTGTGGTCGCGTCCTCGGCGGGAAGAGCCCGGACGACGACAGTCCGGTCGTTGACCACATCCGCGCGCACCGTGGCGATGAGCGCCTGTTCTGGTGCGAGACCAACCTTCAGACACTCTGCAAGTCGCCCTGTCACGACCGGCACAAGCAAGCCCTCGAACAGGAGAGCCGCAACCAGGTCGGAGTGTGGGACTGACCTGACCGAGGCGGGGGGTATCGAAAGGTTCGGGCGCCTCTCGGCCAAGGACCGGCGGGGGTGCCACGCAAGGATTTTTTTCCATGACGGACGAAAACGGGGGCCTGACCGATCTGTGGGGCAACCCGTGGACGCCGGAGCCCGACCCGCGAGGCCGTAAGAGGCACAAGCGGACGCCGCAAATCGCTGAAAACATTTCAGTTTTGCGAGCGGCGGCCCTGACGGTCGAGCAGATCGCGGCGCGGGTCGGCCTGAGCGAGCCGACCCTGAGGAAGTATTATTTTCGAGAGCTCGACGACGGCGCGGTTCTCGCTGAGGCCGTCCTGACCGAGGCCATGTGGAAGAAAGCGCGGGAGGGCAACGTGTCCGCCGCCCGGTTCATCCGCGAGACCTTCAAACAGGGCGACGCCGTCGATGCTGACCGACGGGTCAAGAGCCGCGCGCGTGAGCCGCGCGAAGAGCCCGTCGGCAAAAAGGAAGAGCGGCTTCGCGCCGCCAAACAGGTGACGGGCCGGTTCGCCACGCCCTCGGGGCCACGACTGGCGGTCGATAACGGCTGATGGAGTGGTCCACGGCCTGCCCCGACTGGCGCGAGCGTATCGTCGCCAGGCGGTCGCTGCTGCCTTCGCCGCTCTTCGCCGACGAGGCCGAAGAGGCGCTGGCGGTCTTCAAATCCCTGAAGATCGTCGATGCGCCCAAGATCTTCGACCCCGTCGAGGGAGAGTTCCGACACCCGACCTTCGGCGAGGCATGCGAGGAGTGGGTCTTCGACTTCGTCCGCGCGATCTTCGGCGCGTACGACGCGGCGACCGGACGGCGGCTGATCCAAGAGTTCTTCCTGCTGATCAGCAAGAAGAACTCGAAGTCGACGCTGGCGGCCGGCGTGATGGTCACGGCCCTGATACGCAACTGGCGGCACTCGGCCGAACTGCTGATCCTGGCCCCCACGCTGGAGGTCGCGAATAACGCCTTCGAGCCCGCGCGCGGGATGGTGAAGGCGGACCCGGACCTCGACGCGCTGCTGCACGTCCAGGAGCACACCCGGACGATCACGCACCGCCTGACCGAGGCTAAGCTGAAGGTCGTCGCGGCGGACTCCGATACGGTGTCGGGAACGAAGGCGGCCTACGTCTTCGTTGACGAACTCTGGCTGTTCGGGAAGCGGCCGAAGGCCGAGGGCATGTTGCGCGAGGCCATCGGCGGGCTGGTCGCCCGGCCTGAAGGCTTCGTCATCTGGGCTAGCACCCAATCGGACGAGGAGCCCGCCGGGGTCTTCAAGTCAAAGCTCGACTATTTCCGTCAGGTCCGGGACGGGACGATCAACGACCCGCGCAGCCTCGCGCTGATCTACGAGTTCCCCGAGGACATGGTCGAGGCCAAGGCCTACCTGGACCCGGCGAACTTCTACGTCACGAACCCGAACCTCGACCGGTCGGTGGACCTGGCGTGGCTTACGGCGGAACTGAACAAGGTCATCAACGCGACCGGCGGCGAGCGGCAGGTGTTTCTCGCCAAACACCTGAACGTCGAGATAGGGCTGCGCACGGCGAACGATGGCTGGCGCGGGGCAACCTACTGGCTCGCGGCGGGCGAACCGGGTTTGTCCCTAGAGACGCTTCTGGCCCGCTGCGAGGTCGTGACCATCGGTATCGACGGCGGCGGTCTGGACGACCTCTTCGGTCTGGCTGTCCTCGGACGCGAGCGTGTCACCCGGCGCTGGCTCCTGTGGAACCGAGCCTGGGCGCATGATGACGTTTTGCAGCGTCGGCAGGACATCGCTCCGCGGCTGCTGGATTTCGTCGCGCAGGGCGACCTCGTCGTCTGCGACAACCCGATGACGCCCTACATCGAAGCCGCCGACCTGGTCGCGCTGGTCCGAGATACCGGCCTTTTGCCGGAGGAAGACGCTGTCGGTCTCGACCCCGCCGGGGTGACGACGATGGTGGACGAGCTCGAGGCCCGAAAAATCGGCATCGGGATGCAAGTCGCCATCCGTCAGGGTTACGCGCTTTCGCCGGCCACATGGGGCGGCGAGATGAAGCTGAAGAACGGCACCCTTCGCCACGCCGCCCAGCCGATGATGGCGTGGTGCGTCGGGAACGCGAAGGTGCTCAAGAGCGGGAACGCCGTGATCGTCTCCAAGGCGGTCTCCGGGTCGGCGAAGATTGACCCGCTCTGCGCCGCGCTGAACGCGGTGATGCTGATGAGCCGCAACCCGAAAGCGGCGGGCCGCTCGGTTTACGAGACGCGCGGCGTCCGAATGGTCTGAGGGAGGGCGAATGAACCTGCGCGACTTCGTGCCTTCGATCAGCTGGCCGGGCCTCGCGTCCAGCGCACCGTCGACGCCGTCCGTCAGGGCGGACGCCGCCGGGCCGGGCGTTCTGTTCTATGACCTGAGCGACCCCCGCGTCATCGACCTGCTGCGGGGAGCCATCGAAACGTCGTCGGGCTTCGGCGTCTCGGTGGAGATGGCGCTTAGGAACCCGACTGTTTTCCGCTGCGTCGATCTCATCTGCGGCACGGCGGCCATGCTGCCGTTGATCCTGAACCGGGAAAGCGCGACGGGCGACCTGTCGCAAGCCCGAGACCATCCGCTCTATCGGGTTCTTCGGCGACGGCCGAACGCCTGGCAGACGCCGTTCGAGTTCAAGGGGCTGATGCAGTTCCGCGCGCTGACCGAGGACAAGGGCGCGGTCGCCCTGGTCGTGCGGTCCCCGCGCGGTCCGGTGACTGACCTGATCCCGCTCGACCCCAAGCGGGTCGATGTCCGTCAGGGCGATGACTTCGCCATGCGCTACACCTATCAGCGCAAGAGCGGCGGGCGGGTCGATCTGAAGGCCAAGGAAGTGCTGCACCTTCGCGGTCTGACCTTCGACGGCGTCAACGGTCTGTCGCGGGTGCGGAAGTCGGCCGACGCCATCGCCATCGCCATCGCTGCTGAAAGGGCGACGGCGGCGCTGTTCCGGAACGGCACCTTTGCGTCGGGGACGCTTGAGGTGACGGGCGAACTGAGCGACGCGGCCTATGCCCGCCTGAAGGAAAGCTGGGCGTCTCGGCACACCGGGGCGGACAACGCCGGCAGCACTCCGATCCTCGAAGGCGGCGCAAGCTACAAGGCGTTCGCGATGAGCGCTCGCGACGCCCAGTCCGCCGAGTCCCGGCGGTTCCAGGTTGAGGAGATCCTGCGGACCTTCGGCGTGCCCCGTCCGCTGGCGATGATGGATGACACCGGCTGGGGCACCGGCATCGAACAGCTGTCCATCGGGTTTGTCCGGTATGCGATGAACCCTTGGTTCCGTGCCTGGTCGGAGGCGATTGGCCGTGACCTGCTCGAC